TCAAGCATATTCAAAAGTGCTGGTAGAAAGCTTGTAAACCTATTAGGTGCTTTAAAAGATCGAGCTGCATACTACGAGAACGGTACAGATAGTGTAGCCGAAAAAAACCATATAGACGATCTAGGTATACTAGACAAAGCTACTATACTACTTACTCCTACTGCATATAGTGATGCAAGGGTACATTCTGTAAAGACTTATACAGGTGATGAACTTGTAACTAATGGAGGTTTCGATACGGATAGCGATTGGACTAAAGGAACAAATTGGACTATTGCTAATGGTTCTGCTAATTCAAATGGTACGGGTTTACTTTATCAGACATCTGTTTCATATGTTGATGGTAAAACCTATAAAGTAACATTTGATGCAAGTATAACAAGTGGAGGAGGTACAGTTAGATTAGGAAACACAACATCATCTACTGCTTTTACAAATGGTTCAAATGTGTTTTATCTACAAACAGATGCAAGTAATACAACAAGGTACATTTTCTTTCAAGGAAACTCTTTTATAGGTTCAATAGACAATGTATCAGTAGTAGATGTATCATCAGACTTTGACTTCGATAGAGCAAGTAGTGCTACAAGAATAAACTCTGATGGTTTAGTACAAGATATGCAGAGTATTACTGACCCTGAATTAGTACTTAATGGTGATTTTAGTGAAATTGATGATAATGTTTTAATAGGTGACAATTCTACATTTGATAGCGGTGTTGGTAATTGGGTTTCTTACGGAGCGGGAACACCAAGTCATAGTACAGACAAATTAGAAGTAAATGTAACAGCGTCAGAAGGTGGTGCTATGATACCAACAAACAGCTTGTTTACAGGAGGTCAATCAGGAAAATTACTTAAAGTAAGAGCTAAGCTTTGGTTAGGCACAATGACAAATACTGCTTTTAAGGCTTATATAGGAGGCGTACAAGAAAATGTAACTTTATCTTCTACTCCCACATATTATGATTTTTATTTAGAACCTACAGGGTCAGGAAATCTAATTATATATAAGACAAGCATTAGTGGTAGTGCAGGTACATTTTTTATTGATGACGTATCAGTACAACAAGTAGACCCTAATGATAGGTGGACTGTTGGAGCAACTTGGTCTCTTGGTGATGGCGTAGCAAACTACGAAGGTGGGTCTAATTCTGCGATTATTCAAAATATAACTTTAACAAGTGGTAATACTTATAATATAAAATTTACAGTCTCTAACGCTAGTGGAAATGCTTCCATATGGATAGGTGATGGTGCTGGTGGCGTTAATTATTTTGGTGGCACTTACGCTCCTTATGCAAACGGAAGTTATGATTTATACTTTACAATGCCTAGCAACCAAACTACGCTAGCTTTTTACGGTGCTAGTTCAGGTTCTAATTTTTCAATAGACAACATATCAGTAAAAGACGTTACATTTAGTACAGATGTAGATTTAGCTAGAATAAACTATGATAGTAATGGAGAGAATGGTCATATATTGTTAGAGCCTACTTCTACTAATCTTATTCCTTATAGTGAGGATTTTAATGAGTGGACTTTAACAAGATGCTCATTGGGCGATAAAGTATTATCTCCAAATGGTACTATTTCTGCATATAAAATAATACCAAACACAGAAAATGCAAAACACGAAATATCAACAAGCGTTTCTTCTTACACAACTGCAACAGTTTCTTTGTTCGCTAAAGCTGCTGAAAAACACAGATTGCAAATAACAAAAAGTAATTGGGGAACAACTGACTTTGATTTGTTAAACGAAACAGTAACATCAGGTGTAGGTACTATTGAGAGTTACGGAAATGGTTGGTATAGATGTACGGCTTCATATACTGCGAGTCCATCTCAAAGTACTATATATATTATAGTTGCTGATGATGATGGCGATGTTACTTATAGTGGTAACAATAGTGATGGTATATATTTTTGGGGTGCACAACTAGAAGCCTTGCCCTACGCTACATCATACATACCAACACTAACAGGTAGTACAGTTACAAGAGCAGGAGAAAAATTATATGGCAGTGGTAATAGTACTTTAATAAATTCAGAAGAGGGCGTATTATACGCAGAGATAGCTGCTTTGGCTGATGATACTACTTATAGATTTATTTCTTTGTCTGATGGAACGACAGGCAACAGAGTTGTGTTAGGTTATCATAACGTAAGTAACACAGTTAGAGGTTATGTTTATTCAGGAACAACAATAGTTGCTACTATGTCATACGCTGTTGATAGCATTAGAGATTTCATTAAATTAGCTATAAAATATAAGCGTGATGATTTTGCTTTATGGGTAGATGGAGTTAAAAGAGGAGTAGATGGTGCTGGTGCTGCGCCTATTGGTCTCGACAGCCTACAGTTTCACAGTGGTGATGGTTCTTCTCTTCTATACGGTAAATGCAAGGCAGTGGCAGTATTTGATAGAGCATTAAATGATACAGAATTAGGTAATCTTACAAATAATTCATAATGAAAAAGATAGGTAAATACGAGTTTACTAACAAGACTACAGCTCAAAGCAAAATTAATGCTTTCGCAGAGTCTAATCATATATTTATTGAGCTTGGTAATATTGTGATAACACCAGGTGATTATGATGAAGAAGGTAATGAGATTACAGCTCCAGTTTTATCTGAGCTGTATCATGTTGACGTATTATGGAAAGATTTAGAACCAATTGATCCAGAAGCTGAAACATTACAATACACTCATCCAGATGGATGGGCTGATTACGCTGCTGATATAAGCGATAATGGAGTACATAGCTTCATGGGTTTAGATTATCAGTTATATAAATTTTAATAAACAATTAAATTAAATTAAATTATGGCAAAAACAATTGACTTGGCTGCTAAGCCAGAAAAAATCACAGACGAACAGTTGAAAGAAGTTCAACAAATTATTTCAATATCTAATCAAATAAAATTAGAGGTTGGTAACGTTGAGGCTAGAAAGCACGCGTTGCTTCACGAATTAGACATTGTAAATAAGAAAATGAGTGAATTAAACGCTAAGCTTGAAGAAGAATATGGCAAGATGGACGTTGATATTCAAACTGGAACTATAACTTACGCTAAAAATGAGCAAGCTGATTCGTAAAATAACAATAGGTAAAGATTATAAAATTGACGCTATGCACTATTCTGTTGGACAAGATGTGTATGGAGGTCATACTATATGCGATATTATAGAAGAAGACGATAAGTACTCTATATATATTAGAAAAGAAGAAGAGGTTTTGCCTTGGAAAGATTTTAATAAAAATATGGCTATATCAGTAGAATACAATCTTGAATATTAATGCAAGCATTAAACGATTTTATAATACAACCTTTAGGAGATCGATACAACAACTCTATAGATGTTGGTGATAAAAAACTAATCGTTAATTCTGAAGTATTTAATCATGAATACGTCAATAGAGAGGCAACTGTTATTGCTGTTCCAAAAAACTATAAAGGTAAAGTAAAACAAGGGGATATAGTAATCGTACATCATAATGTGTTTAGAAGATGGCACGATGTTAAAGGCAAAGAAAGAAATAGTAAAAGCTATTTTGAAGACGACAAATACTTTGTTAAAGAAGATCAAATATTTGCTTATCGTAGATTACAAAATTGGAGTAGATATAAAGAATCTAAATGGAAGGCAATGGATGGATATTGCTTCGTACAACCAATAAAAAATCGAGATAAATTTATTGAAGAAAAAGAAGAGCAATGTATTGGTGTTGTTAAGTTTACTGACGGCGAATTTCAACGTGGAGAGCTAGTTGGCTTCACTCCATTTTCAACATACGAATTTGTTATTGATGGTAAAAGATTATACAGAGTTATGAATAAATTTATTACAATTAAATATGAATATCAAGGAGACGAAGAAGAGTATAATCCAAGCTGGGCATAAAGCTGTTCAAGAGCTTATAAAAGTAGCCGAAGAGCAAATCATCACGAACACTGAAGATGATGTATCTGCCGATAGATTAAAAAACGCTGCGGCAACTAAAAAGCTAGCTATATTTGATGCTTTTGAAATATTGAACCGCATACAAGAAGAAGAAAGTATACTTGAAGGAAAACCGTCTGAAGAAAAAAAAGACAGAGTATTTAAAGGTTTTGCAGAAGGAAGATCTAAATGAGTTACGAGCAAAGTTTATATAAAGTGATTGAACCTGTTAAAATCAACACTATTAAAAGACTTAATAAGTCTAAAAAATGGATGTATGGTTACGACAAAGATAACGATATAGTTGTTATATCTAAAACTGGTCAAATAGGTGAAATATATGATATTCAAGGGTTGAAGATAGCTTTGCCAGCTGTTCCAGCTGAAGTTTATTCTAACGAAGAAAATAGATGGCGGCAGTTTGATCAACCTAAAGAATTAAGTAAACTTAAGAGTATATTTGACTGGAGAGCATATCCAGAAGAACAAAAAGAGCAGTGGTACGATTATATAGATGAAGAATTCAAAAGAAGAGACGAAGGTTTTTGGTTTAAAAACAATGGTATTCCAACTTATATTACTGGAACTCACTACATGTACCTACAATGGAGCAAAATAGATGTTGGTGCTCCAGATTTCCGCGAAGCTAATAGATTATTCTATATATTTTGGGAAGCTTGTAAAGCAGACTCTAGGTGTTACGGTATGTGTTATCTAAAGAATAGACGTAGCGGTTTTTCGTTTATGTCATCTGCAGAAACAGTAAATCAAGCTACAATATCAAGTGATAGTAGATTTGGTATATTGTCTAAATCAGGAGCTGATGCTAAAAAAATGTTTACCGATAAAGTCGTGCCTATATCGATTAATTATCCTTTCTTCTTCAAGCCTATCCAAGATGGTATGGATAGACCCAAATCAGAGCTGGCTTATCGTGTTCCAGCTAG